GGAGTGTGAATTTAAATGAAGTTTAAAGCACTAGTATTCATCCGATTACGATCACAGGTGGATGACTCTCCTGGCAATGCCGTGAGAGATGCCTGTAAGCGATTGTCTGAGTTAGATATCAAAAAACTTAGATTGGGTAAGGTAGTTGATGTTTGGTTGGAAGCAGAGACTAGAGAGTATGCTGAGAAAGAGTTAGAAATGCTATCTGATAGATTTCTTGCTAATACAGTCATGGAAGACTGGGACTATGAATTGACTGAGATTGACACTTTCCCGCCAGGTATTGAATAATGCCACATGAATTCGACCCATGCGAAGCCCCTGTAGAAGGTGAAGTTGACAAGTGGGGGTTTACAATCAAACCTACTATATGCGATAATGAGGTTATCGTTAGATGCCTTAAAAATGCTCCTTGTGGGATTGACAAAAAACAATCTGAACGTCTTATTAAAAAATTTGAGTCTAAAAAATGAACTGTAAATTAATTCGTATTACTACTGGTGAAGAAATCATCGCAGAAGTTTTGGAAGAAACTGATGATACTATTACTCTTCAAAATGGTCTGGTAGTTCTTCCAACAAATAATGGTGTTGGATTTGCTCCATGGGCAACTGTGATTAGTAATGAAAGTCCTGAAATTACAGTAAATCGTAAACATATCGTATATGTTGCAGAAGTTCAAGAAGATGTCTGTAAAAAGTACAATGAAATGTTTGGTAGTAAGTTGATTACTCCAGATGCTAAAAAACTAATTGTGTAATTATGAAAAAAACTAAGAAATGTCAGGTTAAGTCTAAGTTCTATTATATTTTTTGGGGAACTGCTACAGCATCAGTATTATTAGGACAATTATATGTTGGAACTGGATATCGGGTAATGGCAGAAAGCACACTGGGTTTTCAGAATTATCTTACAGAACTTATAGATACTGCTAATCCTAATACTTTCTAATGGGACTACTAAAGATTGACAAAAGTGCCTTGGTTGAACCAAGAGTAAAAACTACTCCTCAAAATGTTCAAGAATCAAATGAAGCATTATTTCGTGCTAAAATGACTCTACCTGCTGCAGCAAAACATTGTGGCATGACCCATAAGGAAATGAAATTGACCTTCTGGGAATTTTTGAAGTATAATGAACCTGATTATGAAATGCCTGAGAGTTGATGTTAAAACCCAAGTCAATATCTTCATCAACGATGATGATGACTATTGGGCAATCAAACACAACGCAATGCAACAAGTGCATGATGACATTCACTGGCACTTGAAAGATAAATTTATTATTGATTATGAAATCTCTGAAAACACCTCTCAGGTATCCGGGTGGTAAATCCCGTGCTTGCGTAAAACTAGATCAATATATTCCAGATCTTCGTGACTATGAAAAATATCATGAACCCTTTTTAGGTGGTGGTAGTGTTGCTATTCATATCACTAAAAAGTATCCACATCTTGATGTATGGGTAAACGATCTATACGAACCTCTATATAATTTTTGGAGAGTTCTTCAGGATGATGGTAATGCTCTTTATGAAAGGTTGTGTGATCTAAAGTCTACACATCCAGAACCAGAATCTGCAAAAGAATTATTTTTAAAATCAAAGGAGTATTTGAGTGATGAATCCAATAATGACACTATACAGCGTGCTGTCAGTTTTTATATTGTTAATAAGTGCTCTTTTTCTGGTCTCACCGAATCCAGTTCCTTCAGCAAACAAGCAAGTAACTCCAACTTCTCATTGCGAGGAATTGAAAAACTCTCAGGATATACTAAAATAATTGAGAATTGGAAGATAACTAATCTTAGTTATGAACAACTACTCTGCGATAGTAAATCAACTTTTATTTACTTAGATCCTCCCTATGAGATTGGAAGTAATCTTTATGGTAAAAGGGGTAGTATGCATAAGGGATTTGACCATGATCAATTTGCTACTGATTGTGATCGTTTTATTAGTCCTCAACTTGTATCCTATAATTCATCTCAACTTATCAAAGATAGATTTGATGGGTGGCGAACAGGTGAATTTGATCTTACATATACCATGCGTTCTGTAGGTGAGTATATGCGAGAACAAAAAGAACGTAAGGAACTTGTACTTTTTAATTATGATAAAGAACCTAAAATTCAAGTGACCTTTGATGGTTGCTATAACTATAATAAATTAAAAAACGAAGGACTTCTTAATTAAATTATGGAACTTAAAGACTGGTTAAACTCAATTAATCAAACTAAGAAACATCTTATTGATGAAGATTCTTCTATTGAAAAAGAATATCCTCCATACATTGTTAATCGTTGTCTTTCAGGGCATTTAGATTGTATTATGTTTGTGAATGAAATGAATAAGTATCATTTTCTTCCTAAAAAACTTCAATATGAATTTTTGCTAAATATTGTCAGGAAAAAGAAGAGATTTTCTCCCTGGATCCGACAAGATAAGATCAAAGATCTAGATTATGTCAAACGTTATTATGGTTATAGTAATGAGAAGGCAAAACAGGCTTTGAGAATTCTCACTAAAGAACAACTTGCATTCATTAAATTGAAATTTGAAACTGGAGGAAGAGCATGAGTGTTGTACAGGAACCTGAAGTAAAATGGTCACCTGATCAGATGGTAGAGGTAATTCTTAACGAACCTGATGATTTTTTGAAAGTGCGAGAAACTTTAACTCGTATTGGTGTGGCTTCAAGAAAAGAAAAAAAGATCTATCAATCTTGTCATATTCTTCATAAGCAAGGTAGATATTTTCTTGTTCATTTTAAAGAATTGTTTGCCCTCGATGGTAAACATGCAAATCTAACATTGAATGATATTCAACGTCGTAATCGCATTGCACAATTACTTGCAGATTGGGGACTGATTGGTGTTGTTGATGTAAATACAATTCAGGATATTGCTCCACTTAATCAAATTAAAGTTCTTGCATATAAAGATAAGCAAGATTGGATTCTTGAGACCAAATATAATATTGGATCTAAAAAGAAAAAGGTGGAAGAAACCGAATAAAAAATTTACGGGGTTCCTACCTCGTTTTTTTATGCTTTGTTATAAATAATGATGGATGCCTTCGGGGTCCACAAAACACAAACTCGCTTTTAAAGGAGCTACAATCATGGGAAACCTTGCACGGTATACTGCTGCGGACCTGCCTGCGTTGATGGAACGCATAAATAGGAATAGCATTGGAATGGATGAATACTTCGATAGGTTATTTAATCTCCACGAAACAACGAAGAATTATCCACCATTTAATCTAGTCACGGTCAGCGCAGTAGAATCAAGACTAGAACTTGCGCTTGCAGGATTCAAAAAGAAAGAAGTAAATGTCTACACACAAGACGGAAAACTCTTTGTCGAAGGACAGAAAGAGGATACCGAATCAGAAACCACTTATGTCCACAGAGGAATGGCTCAACGATCTTTCACCAGATCTTGGACATTGGCAGAGGACACGGAAGTTAGATCAGTTGAATTTGAGGATGGGTTGTTAAGTATTGTTCTAGGAAGAATTGTTCCCGAACATCATCAAAAGAAGGTCTGGTTTTGATATCCTAACTGATTTTTGATACGGTTGATACAGAAGTGTATCACTATGATACAGTATACTCTATATAATTATGTAATGAATTAGGAGGCATCAATGAACTTCACTACCACTGCCTTAGCAGTTGGAACTCTAATGACTATTTTTATTGGAGTTCCTGTTACTACACTTGTTTCTTAGTATATGGAAATTTTAGCAACTCTTGCCATTTTTGGCGCAGTAATGAGTGGAGCATTTGCACTTACCCCTAAAAAATGAATACTAAATAAAATTGAATATCGTCGTCGCAGAGGACAACTGGCAAAATCCAGTAAGTCCTCTATTTTTTTGGAGATTATTATGAGTTTACAATTCAACGATTCATTAGTTCACGGATTTATCCAAAAAGAATTAGAGAGACAACAGAATCATCTAGAGATGATTGCTAGTGAGAACTTTACGTCTATTGATGTGATGGAAGCTCAGGGTTCAATTCTTACTAATAAGTATGCTGAAGGATTGCCTGGTAAAAGATATTATGGTGGATGTGAATGGGTTGACCAAATTGAAGATCTAGCAAGAGAAAGAGTAAAAAAACTATTCAACGCTGAGTGGGCAAATGTCCAACCTCATAGTGGAGCACAAGCAAATGCTGCTGTATTCCTTGCTCTTCTGAAACCAGGAGATACTGTTCTATCTCTGGATCTATCTCATGGTGGTCATCTATCCCATGGATCAAAAGTTAATATGTCTGGTAAGTGGTTTAATGTTTGCCACTACGAAGTTGATGAGACTGGTAGACTGGACTATGATAGAATATTAGAACTTGCAAGGGAATGTAAACCACAACTTATCATCTGTGGATTTTCCGCATACACTAGAACGATTGATTTTAGTAAGTTTAGGAATATTGCTGATGAAGTTGGATCATACCTATTAGCAGACATTGCACACATTGCAGGATTGGTTGCATCAGGTGTTCACCCATCACCACTTCCATATGCAGATGTAGTTACCACAACAACCCATAAAACCCTGAGAGGACCGAGAGGTGGGTTGATTATGTCTAACGATGTGGAGATGGGTAAGAGGTTGGACAAGGCAGT